GAAAACTCCGGCATGAAGTGTTGCGTCATAACCCATTACCGCGGGTCAACCCAACAAGCCCCGCATATGCGGGGCTTGTTGTTGAAGCAGGGCGGGATTGGGTCGATTAAAATCTGAGCGCTACATTCAGAGGGGGCGAAATACTACAGCAATCTTTGTTGTCATGCATTCCAACTAAGCCATGCATTTTGTGCAAAAAGTGCTATTTTTGCCATTCTTGAAAGCTCAAGTCGGATCATAGGCCCCACCTATCTCCGCTGAACGTGATATTACTTTACTTATACCCGTGGGGTAATATCGTCGAAAATGGTGCTAACTTGCAAAGTGGCCACAATAAAGTTCGTCGAACATGCATCTATCTTCAGACATGGACCCATTGCTCAAATATGACGAATGGTATTAAATTGTCCTCAACCACTCCAAGTGGTGATGAATTCTTTGGATGTGTTTACATCCTACAATTTGAGAAAGCACTGCCAAACGTGCATGAGGATGATAATCATGGGTCACGCATTAAAAAAGGCAGATCGCTTGTACATTCCGCCTCGTGACAAATCCACGGTGGCGAAACCTCGTGCAGCGATCAGCGAAGCATGTTCACATACTGGTCAAGTTAAAAACGCCTTTGAGTTTGGGTTTGCTCGTTATGAGAAGGCGATGGAAGAACTTTCAAAGGTCTGAGTAGAAACGGATGACGATAGAGTATGTTGAAGGAGTCAATTATCTTTCGATTGACGATATCGTTTACATCAACAGGTCTCTGATCGAGACTCAGACGCCAAATGAGCCAATAGGTGTACTGAATCCGAACAACCTCAGTTCTTCACAGTCCCGACCAAGTACGATTCGATATTATGAGCAGACAGACGATATGTTTCGCCTGTCTGCTGTTCTTATTGAAAGCCTGATCCAGAATCATCCATTCGCAAATGCAAACAAACGCACCGCCATGATGGCTGGTTACGTATTTCTATTGCTGAATGGATATGAGCTTACAGCACCCAGTGATGAGGTCGTAACCATCGCAGAGGGTTTGGCTCGTAAGGATTATTCAGTGGAAGACCTAGAAAATTGGCTATGCCACTGGTCCCGAGAGTACGATTCCAGAACGTTATGTGCAACAGGCGGAAATTCGCTTCAGGTTCTCGTGGCGACTTCACACTACATCCGAATCGTATCGAAAAACTGAATCCGCTGAGAGGCGGTTATTTGGCCGACCAATACTGAATTATATAACCCGCTTCGGCGGGTTTTTTTTCGCTTTCAGCCTTTGCCTAACTGATTTAGTAAATTCCGAATACTCGGAAAAACTCTTCCTATACAAGGGCATGGCTTTAGCAAAAAGTGCTATTCACCTCTTGAATGTTATTTCTAACAGGTGTACTGTGTTTATATACAGTAGTTGAATGTAGAGGGAATTATGAGAATTGAACTTGTTATCAGCCGGACAAAACAGCTTCCGGAAGGTGCCGTTCCTGCACTTGAAAAAGAATTAATTACCCGTCTCCAGAATCAGTATGAAAACTGCAACTTAACCATCCGTCGAGGCAGTCAGGATGGTCTGAGTATCGTCGGTGCTGCTGATGGCGATAAAAAACGTATACAGAGCATTCTGCAGGAAACGTGGGAAAGCGCTGACGACTGGTTTTAT